TGAGATGGAGACGAGCTTTTCGGAAGAGAGGGAGAGGGAGAGGATTTTGCGCGTGGCGGTGGTGTCCTGGAGGGTGTAGGCGGGGGTGGGACCGAAGTCGGCGGCGGCGGGCTGGGTTTGGATGAAGTGGAGCTTGATCATCTTATTTCCCGCAGATAGCGCAGATTTATTCGCAGATGGCGCGGATTGGGGTGAGGGTGTGCTGGTTGAAGTCCAAACGGCCCGAAACTGGGAGATGGTGTGTAGAAGGGTTGGGCCGTTTGAACTCCAACGGGGCGGTGTGTGAGCATTAGAAGGTGCTCCGGATGAGGTCTCCGCGCTGGGCGATTTCGGAGATTTTGACGGGGTGGTTGGAGAGGGGATCGACGTGGATGGAGATCTGGGGTTTGGCGAGGGCGTCGAGTTTGTCGTTGAGTTTGGAGAGGAGGGCCATGAGCGAGGTGTTTGAAGGGACGGAGCCGCCGCCGGCGAAGGAGTAGGAACCGCCGCCATCGGTGTCCTGGGCGAGGGCGGGCATGGGTATCTGGATGGTGCCGAGGGCTTTGCGGACGGCGTCCAGAGGGGCGAAATTGAGAAAGTCAAAGAAGCGTTTGCCCAGGGATTGGACGCGGTCCTTGCGGGTGATGTATTCATCTCCTTCGGCCTCGATGATGACACCACCACGGGAGTGGGAGGGGCCCTGGATATAGCCACCGGTGGCGGCTTTGGGGGGCTCGAAGCGCTGGGCGGAGATGCGGGAGATATTGGCGAGGCCTGCGACCAAGGCAGCGGTGGCGGCGGCGGCACCGAGGACGGGACCGACTCCGGGGATGCCGACCATGGACTTGTAGGCAGCGATGGCGGAAGCGAAGGTATCGACGTAGCCCTGGGCGATAGCGAGAGCCTTCCAGGTAGCGAAGCCCTTGCGGGTTTCTTTATCCTGGGCGGAGGCGAGGTTGGCGAGGATGCGGGATATACCGGTAGCGCCCTGCTCGACGAATTGGGCTTTGATCGCGTTGATGGAGTGCTGCTTTTGTTCCTCGATCTGCTCTTCAGTGAGGCCGGCCTCGATCATCTTGGCGTGGGCACGTTCATAGTAGCGGTCGAGCTCGAGGAGTCGGTTGGCATAGACGTTGGCATCGAGGTCGTTGGTCTTTTTGGCGAATTCATCGCGGATATCCTGGAGCTCCCGGAGGTGGGCCTCTTCCTTGTCTTTCTTTTCCTGGAGGTGCTGGCCGTAGCGGAGGTTGGTCTCGCGGAGCTGGGCGAGGATGAGCTGCTGTTCTTTTTCCGGAAGGTTCTGCTGGGCCCAGGCGTAGTAGGCTTCCATCTCATGTTTTAAGGCTTCGTAGGAGGAGACGCCGAGGGATTCGAGGTTGGAGTAATAGTCTATATTGGCGCGGAAGGCGGCCTGCTGATCGGCTTTTTCTTTGGTTTGGAGCTCGGTTTGTTTGGCGGTTTTCCAGGCTTCGAGATCGGAGAGGGCTGACTTTTCGGCATCGGAGCCGTCCAAGGTAAATTGTTTGATGAGGATGAGGCGTTTTTGGTATTCGAATTCGATGCGGTCGGTTTCAGAGCGGCGGAGATCGGCGAGGGACTCAATGAGGCGTTTGGCTTCCTGTTCGGCGGCATTCACTCCTGATCCGGTTCCTGATCCGGAGCCTGATCCAGCGCCAGGGACGGAGAGGCCGCCGGCGGTTTTTTTCCATTGATCTTCGATGAGCTTGAGATCATCTTTTGCCCCCTGGAGCTGGGTGCGGAGGTTGGTGATCTCGGCGTTCATGAGGGCTTCAGGGGAGAGTTTCTGGTAATCGCCCATACCGCCCTGGAGATTTTCACGGTCCTGAACATACTGGAGGTAGTTGTCCTGGCCGTTTTTAACGAGTTCGTTGATGCGGGTCTGGAGGCGGGCGATCTTGTCGATCTGCTCGGAGTAGATATTGCCATAGGATTCGGCGAGTTTCTTATCCATGAGGGCCTGGCTGGCCACTCGCAGTGAGATAGTGAGCTCGTCGTAGGAGGCCTTTTCGAGGTTGATGTTACCGAGGTATTCGGAGTAGTTGGAGTTGAGGGTGCGGATGGTGGTGGCCAGGGTGGTCTTTTCCTGGGCGGTGAGATTGGTTTTAGATTTCAGATCCAGGAGGGTGGAGGCCAGGAGATTGAAGGAATCGGCTTCGCGGGTGGCGGAGGTGTCGGCATCCTGGAGGGATTGGACGAGGGTGTTATGAGAGGTAGAGAAATCGTCGACGGTTTCCGCAGCAGCAGCATGAGATGCGGCATAAGCTCCGGCGGCGACGGCCCCGGCGGTGAGTCCACCGACTACCAGCGACATAATGCCGACTACGGGATTGATGGCGGTTTTGAGGGCAACGACGGCGGCGGTGGCGGTGGTGATGGCAGTGGCCAGGGCGATGACCACGGGGACAGCGAGCGCGAGGCCGGCGGTGACGCCTTTCAACACGGGAGGAAGGCCCTGCCAGGCCTGCATGAGGACGCGGAGTCCGGAGAGGATGGGGCTGATGGCCTGGGAGAGGAAGGAGCCAATTTCTTCGCGGATATCTCCCCAGGTGTTCTGGTTTTGGAGGCGGAGATCCGCGAGGGCTTGCGCGGTGCCGCCGTAGTCTCCGGAGAGCTTTTCGACCAGGTAGGAGACGCCTTCCATCTTGAGGCGGTTGTCGTCGAGCTCGATGCCGTGACGTCCGAGCATCTCGGTGTGACCGTTGAGGGCGCGGCCCATGAGATCGAAGGCTGATTCGATGGTCATGCCGGTGGCTTTGTTGGCCTCCGCGAAGTCCAGGAGGGAGGGAGTGAGGAGTTGGATCTCATCGGTGGAGAGCTTGTAGGTGGAGGCCATTTTGGCCATGAGAACGAGGAGCTCTTCATCACCGAAGTTGGTGAGGTTTTGCATCTCGGAGGCATAGCGCGCCATGGCATCGGCGCCGGCGCCAAAGGCCTGGTTGGCGAGGATCTGGGCCTGGGTCTGGGTGAGGGCGGCATCGAGGAAGGAGTTGAGGCCGCGGGTGAGTCCGGAGAAGGCGGTGAGGACGCCCTGGAGGGTGATGGAGAGATCGCGGAGAGTGGCAAGGGACTGGGTGGCGGAGACGCGGACTTCTGCGGGCTGCTCGATGGTCTTCTGGGTGGTTTCGGCCTGGGCGGCTACGGCCTTGAGCTTGCCGTCGGCGCCTTCGGTGACGACTACGAGGGAGGCGGGGTCTTCGATCTTGAGGCGGGTTTTTTCGGCTTCGTCACGGACGACCTGGAGTTTTTTGGTGACGCCGTCGTCCTGGAGGACTAATCTAAAAGTTAGTTCTGGCATGGTGTTTCCCGCAGATTACGCTGATATTTCCCGCAGATTACGCAGATTGGAAGCAGATGGCGCAGATTGGGGTTAGTGATCCTTAGGTGTGCTGGTTGAAGTCCAAACGGCCCGAAACTGGGAGATGGTTTGTAGATGGGTTGGGCCGTTTGAACTCCAACGGGTTGGGCCGTTTGAACTCCAACGGGGTGGGGGCGCATTATTTCCCGCAGATTACGCAGATTGAAGCGCAGATCACGCGGAGTTAATTGAGAATTGGGGGTGGTCATGATTGGGATTCCCGGGCGCGCTGAGTGGCGATACAGAGGCGGAGATAGAGCTCCGGGAGGGTGAGGGAGCTGAAATCCGCCGCAGTGAAGCCGAGGGAGCGGAGGGTCATTTCGAACTCTTCGAGGGGCGTTTCTGAGGGTTTTGAGGAGGATTTGACGCGATACTTGAAAGCCAGCCGCTTAATTTCTTGCTGTTGGCTTTCATATAGGCGAAAAAATCGGAGATGACCTCGATGGCGGCGAAGGCGTCCATATCGGCGGGATTCTGGCCTGTGAGGATGCGGATGATATCGGAGTCGATTTCGGACTCGATTATGAGCTCCAGGAGGGAGGCCTCGGTGAAGGATACGTCGCGGCCGGCGAGGAGGTCATCGAGTTTGAGCTTGATGCCGTGGTTGGTGACGACGAGGGCGAGGATGGAGCGGAGTTGGGAGTAGGAGAGGGTCATGGGGTGAGATGCCTCCGGCATGTGAGAGCGCTTCGCGCTGTGAGATACTGCGTAGGTGAGATACCTTCGGTAGGTGAGAGCTGCGCTGTGAGGCACGGACTGAAGTCCGTGCTACGACCGGCTGAAGCCAGTGATACGGGGGTGATGATCATTGATACCTCTTATCTTTCGGGGTTGGTTTTGAGGGTGGGATAGGTGGCGGCTTCTATGATGGACCAGGTATCGGAGAAATCCCAGTTAGTGAAGTATTGAGCTTTTCTCATTTCTTCGGTAGGCAGGGGAGAAGCGCCGTTTTCGGCTTCATTTTCAGAGCCTAAGAGCTGCGAATCGAAGAAGCAATCGGAAAGCACGGCAGCATATATGGCCGCGCAGAAGCCGTAAGCCGGGGTTTTGGATGACATTTTAACGGCGGCATAGCATTTATCGATTTTGGAAGAATCACCCATGCTATCAAAAGAGGATGCAAAACCGGCGACGTCTTCTTCGGCATTGGAAATGGATCCGGTCGCGTAGCAGGTATCGATATTACAGGCCATGGCGTTTCCAAAGGCGGCGTAGCCATTTTGTGAACCAGATGGAGCGATTGAGATGATTTTTACATTCACCCAGCAATATGAAATGGTAAGGTCTTTACCATTAGCCCTCGGCGTGAAGCCAGCAGCGCCTGAACCTGACGCGTAGAGGGTGCCAGTGACAGAGCAGCCCGAGACCAGACAGGGGGCCTCCACGCTTTCAAGCGTGGCAGCAAAACCGGCAGCCGTGCCGTGACCAGTCAACACCATATCCCGGACGTGGACATTGGTAATCGTGCAATCGGTCACATGAGAGAAAAGAATAGCGGTACAATACGTGCTGCTGGATGCCGTGACGACGGCCCCAGACACGGTCAAATTGGATATTACAGCGTTGGATTGTGCTACCCCGAAGAGACTGACGACAAGATCGGAGTCATTATTGATATACAGGCCGGTGATGAGATGGTTTTGGCCGTCATACGACCCAGTTAATGGAGACTCATAGGAACCGAGTGCAATCCATCCATGGCCTTCGTTGTAAGACTGGCCATAGGCAGTGAGGTCTATATCACCAAGCTGGATGTAATGGGCATCAGGATTATTGCGAATGGCGTCGAAATGTTCCGGTTTCGAGACGGGATAGGGTTTGGCTTCGGATCCGTCTCCCAGATAGCCTGAGACGGCGGAGGTTTTTGCGGCGGTGCCTTCAGCCACGGCGGAGATGGTGCCGGAGTGAGCGCCGAGTGTTTCGGAGATTAGGCGGGCGTAGATGGTGCCGTTGAAGGTGGCGGGGAGGGTGAGCTCCGCGGCATATCCGGAGGACTCGGCGGTGGATATTTGGAATCCGGTGGGGGCGGTGAGAGTGATGGGAGACGGCACCTGGTAGGCGGCGAGCCGGAAGGATTGGGTGGGGGTGGTTTCACCAGACCAGGCGGCGAAGGGGAGCATCTCGTTGATCATGAAGATGCCGGTGGTAGGGATGCCGGAGACAGCGTAGATCTTGCCGGTGGTGGTGCCGTGAAACTCGGCGGAGATGACGACCTGGAAGAGGCCGTCCACTTCACCGGACCAGTCCACAGTCCAGCGGAGACCGTTGAAGATGACGATTTCGCCTTTATCGCGGCTTCTGAGGACGATGGTGATGGGAGTGGAAGAGAAAGCGGAGGACTCCAGGTATTTCTTTTGGAGCTGGGAGATACCGGCCAGGGTGAGGGATATGGAAGAAGCGCGGCGACCGGGAAGGCGGTATTTGCGGGAACGGAGGGTGGAGAGCTTGGACTCAATTTTGGCGGAGGATTCGGCGAGCTCGCCCAGGGAGTTGAAGCTGCCGGCCAGGGCGGTATCCCAGGCGAAGGCGCTATCCAGGGAGGCTATTTCGGCATCGGAGAGAGAGCCGGCACCGAAGAAGGCGTAGTCACCGGCCATCTGTGCGACAAGGTTGGAGAAAGCGAGGTCATCGGCATCGATGCCGCTTGGGAAAGATATCTTTGTTACGTCCATGGGTTATCCTTGGGTTAGAGCTTCGCTGGTTAGAGCCTGCGGCTGGTTAGAGCAGTTCCTGCTGGTTAGAGCTTCGCTGGTTAGAGACGCACCGACTGAAGTCAGTGCTACGACCGGCTAAAGCCAGTGATACAAAAGGGGCTGGGGAGCCGGAGCTCCCCAGGCGCATGGGGTTAGGGAGTGGCATCGGCGACGATGTCTTTGAAGACGAGGATCTTGCCATCGGTGGTGCCGATGAATTCGGTGGTGAGGGTGACTGCGAAGAGGCCATCGACTTCACCGGACCAGTCGCAGGTGAACTTGACACCATTGAAGATGATAGCGCGGTCTTTTTCGCGGTTGCGGAAGATGACGGTCATGGTGGTGGAGCTGAAGTCGTTTGATTCCAGATATTGCTTTTGGAGCTGGGAGATACCCACCAGGTTGATTTCGACGGTGTTGGTGCGTTTGCCGGGGAGACGATAGTTGCGGGTTTTGAGGGTGGAGAGTTTGCTTTCCACTTTGCCGCTGTTTTCGCCAAGTTCGCCCAGGGGATCGAAGTTGGCGGCGATGGCGGCGTCCCAGGTGACCTGGTCGATGAGGGTGGCGAGATCGGCCGAGGAGAGGGTGCCGGCACCTATATAAGCGTCGTCACCGACCATTTGCTCCAGGAGAGCGTCGAAGGCCAGATCATCGGCATCCATGCCCGAGGGGAAGTTGGAGATTTGTTCTACGCCAGTGATAGCCATTAGAATACCACCTTGATGAGTTTGCCGGCCGCGGAGAACAGCCATTTGCGGTTTTTATAGACGAATTCGACGGCGCCACCGATGGTGCCGAAGACCTTTTTGACGAGGTTCTTTTTGGGAGGAGGGAGGGCGGCCTCGACTTTGGCTATGGCGAGATCCTTTTTCTGGTAAGGCTCGAGGTTGCGAGTGTCGGGGTTGTTGGCGATATCCTGGACGATATCCAGGATCATGGTGAGAGCTGCCGCGATCTGGGCTTTGTCGACGGTCTTTTTCCAGATCAGTCCGATCAGCCAGGCGATGACCAGGCTGAAGAGGGTGATCAGGAGCTCTTGGTTTTGGATGATGAAGTCCATATTAGTGAGATCCTTTTATTTCCCGCAGATTACGCAGATGGAGGCGCAGATCTCGCGGATTGGGGTGAGGGGTCCTTAGGTATGCTGGTTGAAGTTCAAACGGCTGTTTCCCGCAGATCTCGCAGATTGGGGCGCAGATTTCGCAGAGATTGGGATGGGCCGTTTGAACTCCAACGGGTTTCATGTTTAGATCTTTTTGAAGATGATGCTGACGGTGGAGGCTGTTCCCGCGGCGGCGCGACGGATGTAGAAGTATGTTTTAGTCTTGGTGGGGAGGGAGAAGGGAGTGGCGGCGGGGACGCGGACGTAGCGAAGACGGCCTTTAATACCAAGTGTCGTATCTTTGGCTGTTTCCGTGTATAGGCTATCCGGGCAGACATCCACACCCCCGGTGGCAGAGATAATCCACGTCTCCGTAGTATAGGAGGGGACGACGACGCGCTGGTAGAGGGTGTCGGCCGAGCACGCGAAGGTGAGGGTGTCGAAGCCGTCGGCCATCTGGATGGGGATTTTACGGGAGTCCAGGGAAAGGGCTTGAGCTACCATGGACCCGATCAGGCAGAGAGCCAGGATGGTGAAGAGGATATTTTTCTTCATTGGATACCTCCTTATGATACCAGGAAGACTTTGACGAAGCCGTCGAGGTAGGTGATGCCGGCGCGGAGGCGGATATACCAGTGGTACTTCCAGTCGGAGCCGTGGTGTTCGACTTTGAGCTCGGCATCGGTGCGGAAGCCGAGGATGATGAACTTGGGAAGGCCGGCGATGATGTAGTTGTCCGGCATGAGGCGGGCTTTGATGGGGATGCCGTCGAAGGAGACGTTTCCACCGACCAGGAGGAGGCGGTCGCCTTCGTTGGTTTCGCGCTGGGCGAGCTCGGCCTTGATGCGGATCAAGTCTTTGAAGCTCACATAGATCACGAAGTTGGCCTGGTCTTCCAGGACGTCGTCATCGAAGGATACGAGAGCGGCCTGGAGGCGATCGACCCAGGTGGGATAGAGCTCGTCATCCAGGGAGGTGATGTCGGAGGGAGAGGCATCACCGGCGATGGCGATCACGCCATCGAGGCCAGCGAGCTTGGGAGTTCCGGATCCGCGGTCGCCCTTGAAGAGCAGGAGGCGGATGGCCTTTTCGGCCTTTTTGGCGAGGTGCTGTTCGACGTAGGCGCCGAAGGCTTCTTCGCCGTATTTGTCCTTGTAGAACTCCATGATGTCGCGTCCGAGAGTGACTTCACCGCTCAGGATGCCGGGGGTGATGGTGATCTCGGCGGAGGTGACGTCCTGGGCGGACACAGAGCCATCGAGGGAGTTTTTGAGGACCAGGTCGGCGATGAGGCCGGCGTCGACCTTGTTGTCCTTGAGCAGCGGGACGACGGTGATGTCAGAGAGGGTGTCCGAGGGGCTGGAGCCGATGACCTCGTCGATGAAGAGGGAGGTGGTGTTGGAGGTGAGGATGTTCATGGGGGAGCCGCCATCGACCTGGGCGATGCCCTTGTAAATGTCCTTGTGGGCGGACTTGATGACGACTTTGGTGCCGCCCATGTCGATGGTGCGGTCGGGGGTGTCGGTGTCTCCAGGCTCGCCCTTCAGGCTTTTGCTGATGGCGCGGGTGATGGCCACGTTGAGCTCCTTGATTTGATCGGTGAAGGCTTTGATGAGCTCGGTGGTGGCGGCGGAGTTATCGGCCTTTTCGAGCTCGGCGATTTTGGTTTCGATGGTGTTGATGGCTTCCTGGGTTCCCGCAGATTGCGCAGATTGGGGCGCAGATTCCGCAGATGAAGCAGAGAGGGTTTTTTTGAGGTCGGCCAGGAGGGCCTTCATTTCGGTGATGGCGGCGGCGTTGGGGGAGGGGGAGTCTTCGGCGGTGCCGGCGATGGAGACGCCGTTGAACTGGCCTTTGACGACTTTCTGCCAGAGGTCGGAGTTGAGATCCTCGCATTTGAGGACAGCGACCCAGGAGCCGGGCTTGGAGCTGGGGAAGTGATCACGATCCTCGGTCTTGAGGATGTAGGACTCTGCGATCACGAACTCCGGGGCGGGATGGTTGTTGTGATTGACGTCACACTTTTCCACCAGGCCTTTGTGGGCGAAGCGGTGAGCGGCCTTTTTGACTTCGTCGGCGGTGTAGGTGTCGCCCTGGGCGTCGACTACTCCGGGCTCCATGACGGTGACGTAGATGAGGCCTTCAGTGCCGACGGCCTCGGCTTTGAACTTGGCGGAGGAAGAGACGGTGGATCTGCTCTTGCCATCGGCGGATTTGAAAATGGCGCCTTTTTGGTTGGCGGGTTTCATGTCGTCGAATAGCAAGGAGATGAGGTCCACTTCCACGTTTGAGAGGACGCCTTTGGTGATGGGACGGCGTTTGGTTTTGGAGCTAAATAGCTTCACGGGTGGGTTCTCCTTGGTTGGGTGGTTTCCCGCAGATTACGCGGATTGTCGCGCAGATCTCGCGGATTGGGTTGGTGTGAGCTGCGCTGGTGAAAGACGCACCGACTAAAGTCAGTGCTACGACCGGCTGAAGCCAGTGTTACAAGGGGGTGAAGGGTGAACATGGTTAGAAGTTCCGGGATTGCATGAAGAGGGAGGTGTCTGCTTCGCGGGTGGCTTCGGTGATATCGCCGAAGTTGAAATCCTGGGGTGACACCTTCCAGGTGGGGTTTTCGAAGTTGAATTCGTTGGCCAGGGCGAGGGCGAGGCGGGCCTGGAGGGGTTTGATGACGAAGTTGTGAAAGAGGATCATGTCCGAGTTGTTGTCTCCACCGAGCTGGCCGGAGACGAGCTGGGAGACGACGCGGGGCGGGACTCGGTGATAGGCGAAGATGCCTTCGCGGAGGTCTTTTTTCAAGAGGGTGAAGCCACCGTCGGGGCTGCTCTGGCGGAGGGGCTCGAGCTTGATTTTGACGTCTCTGCTTTCGGACTCGATGAGGATGGCGGAGTGGGCTTTATCGGTGCCTTTGGCTTCGGTGAGGGCGGTCTGGATCTGGGTGAAGGCGTCTTCGATGGCTTCGTTGCCATCTTCATCCACGACGACACCGTCGCGGAGGGTGCCGCCTTCGACGATGATGAAGTAGTCGATGAGGAGGCCGTTGGCGAAGTTGTTGTAGTCGAAGGTTTTGATCTCGGACAGGATCTCGAGATTGAGGGCGATGGGGAGACAGGCGAGGCCCCAGGCGTGGGAGCGGTGGGTGGACTTTTTGAGGTGGATGATATCGGCGTAGGGGAAGTCTTTCTTTTTGGAGTTTTGGGTCTGGACGTAGTCGGGGGCGAAGAAGCCAAAATCGTTATAGCGCTCGATGATGGCGGTTTCGGAGGGGAGGAGGCGCTCGAGGCCGACCCAGGCGCCCTGGGCAGAGCGCATCTTGATGAGGAAGCCGTTGCCACAGGCGAGGTAGAAGCGGAGGAGCTCCGAGAGGAGAGTGGACTCGTCTTCGCAAGAGGGGTATTGAGCGGCTTTGAGCCAGGCGGCGACGTTGGAATTGGAGCACTCGACCTTCATGATGGCGGAGTGGCAGATGGCGTCGATGCAGCCGGCGTGGTATTCGTCGGAGTCCAGGAGGTCGCAGAGTTTTTTCATGGAATAGGGGGGTGCGATGAGCTTTTTTTCCTGGGCTTTGGAGATGAGGCGGGGGCCGACCTGGGTGAGGCGGGAGAGATCCGGGGTTTCGGCTTTGTAGCGCTTGTCCAGGAGATCTGCCTGGGATACGACGAGGGCGGTGTGGGAGCCGAAGCGTGTTACTTTCATTTTGTTTCCCGCAGATTGCGCGGATGGTGGCGCTGATTTCGCAGATTTTTACGAGAGCGTGCTGGTTGAAGTCCAAACGGCCCGAAACTGGGTGATGGTGTGTAGATGGGTTGGGCCGTTTGAACTCCAACAGGGTGGGTGTGGGTCATGCGGGGCCTCCGGCGAGGGTGGGTTTGGTGAGGTCTATTTTGGCGATGCGGACGAGGCGGCTGCCATCGAGGCGGGAGGTGTAGTAATCTATCTGGTGGAAGTCTTTGCCCGCGGCTGTTTGCCAGGCGGAGCGGAAGGCTTCTTTCAAAGTGTAGAGGGCGGTGTCCGGATCGAGGACGTTTTGGGCATTGACGACGAGGAAGACGGTGAAGAAGAGGTCGGTGTCCACGTAGCGGCGGGAGGTGCCGTTTTTGCCGTTTTCCTGGGTGAGAGTGACGATGGCGGCGGGAAGGGCGCGGGGGACGTCGTCTTTGTTGAACTGGATGGTGGCGAGGCCGGCGGACTCCAGGGCTGTCTGGATTTTGGCGCGTTCGGAGAGGAAGCGTTCTAAAGCTGTCATGGTGTTTCCCGCAGATTACGCAGATTGGGGCGCAGATGGCACGGATGTGCTGGTTGAAGTCCAAACGGCCCGAAAATGGGTGATTGGCTGGGGCTGGGTTGGGCCGTTTGAACTCCAACGGGGTGATGGGTGGTCATAGGGAGACCTCGAGGGAGTCGAGCTGTTGGTATATCCAGGCTTCGCGGTTTTTGATGATGGTCTCGTAGATGTTGCGGGGAGCTATTCCTTCGCGTTTGATTTTGGCGCGGATCATGTAGGCCATGGTTTCGATGGAGAGTTTGTTGCCGTCTTTATCGGTCCAGGCGAGGTTTTTGCGTTCGACCCAGGCGATGAGGGGGGCGATGGGAGTCCAGGAGGGGACCTTGCCGCCGAGGACGTAGGGCTCGTGAGCGACGTTGGAGCCTACGTTGAGGGTGAAGCCGTCTTTGAGGGGGGTGAGGACGTAGCCTAAAGCATTGTAGAAATCGCCTTTGTCGCGGATGTTCTGGGCGATGGTCTCGCGGTTGGCGTCGGCGGTGATGACGGAGCCGATGAGATGGAGGCGGGACTCCAGGGCGGAGAACATAGCGCGGTAGATTTCGGTGTAGATGGAGTCTGTCATGTGAGAGCTTCGCTGTGAGAGTTACACTGTGAGAGCTTCGCTGTGAGAGGCTGCGCCTGTTTCATAGGATGGCGATGCGGAGGCGTTTGGGGCCGGAGGGAGAGGCGGCGGCGAGGCGGGAGAGGCCGGTGTCGTTAAGCCAGGCGCGGAGGATGGTGAGAGCGCGGAGGGTGAGGCGGCGTTTGAAGGCTTCTATTTCGTCTCCGGAGAGGAGAGCGGTGGAGGCGGCATCGAGGCCGATGGATTTGACGATGCCTTCTCCCAGGGTTTTGAGGTTGAGAAATTCACAGGTGGATTCGAGGAGGAGGAAAGAGTAGGCGAGGCGGGAGACGGCGGCCAGGGATGCATCGGGAGCGGGATCCGGATCCGCGGCGGTGAGGGCGGTGTAGGTGTCCGGATCGAGGACTTCCTCCAGGGAGGCCAGGACGAGAGGGGCGTGCTGCTGGAAGACGGCGTTGGCGGCCATCTCGGCGGGCAGGTTGAGGATCTGGAGAGCCTCGGGAGTGGGGATCGGAAGAGTTGCGCTCATGGGGTCAGGTTTTGGGAGGGGGCTTTGGCCGTCAAAACGGGGAGTACACGGGTGTCACAGTTTTTTTTGGGGGGGGTTAGAGCTGCGCTGGTTAGAGCAGTGCCTGCTGGTTAGAGGCTGCGCCTGGTTAGAGCTCTGCGAGCTGGTTAGAGGAGGGGCAGAGATTGGAGGGAGCAGAGACGCACCGACTGAAGTCAGTGCTACGACCGGCTGAAGCCAGTGTTACAGGACGATTTCGGTTTTAGTGCGGCACTTCCAGTGGAAGGGGGGGAAGGGCGTGTGGGCGCCGGAGACGCCGACGGGGTTGCCCTGGGGATCGCGTTCGATCTGGGATTCTTTGATCCAGGGGGCGAGGGCTTTGATCTGTTCCCGGGCGGATTCGAGGCCGTCTTTGGCCATGTCGATATTCATGAGGTTGTCGCGGACTTCGAGGGCGGTGGAGAGAGGATAGAGCTTGCCCTGGGAGACGAGAGCGAAGCAGATCTCGGAGGTGCGGCTATCCATGGGATTGGTGAGGCGGTAGTAGCGGGCACCGGCCTTTTCGTAGCCAGAGAGGCGGCCAAATTCACGGATGCGGAGAGCGGTGTGCTCGGCCAGGCCTTGCCAGTAGTGAGAGGATTTATCGCCGAGATCCTGGAACTGGGTTTTGAGGGCGTCGGCGAGCTGGTCGCGGGTGAAGCCGCTGGCTATCGCGGTTTGGAGGGTGGCGGTGAAATCTGCCTGGATATCAGAGCCGAAGTGGTTGCCGATCCAGAAGAGGTTTTGGGAGGTGATTGTGTTGGAGAGGGATTGATCCTGGATGCCCCAGAGGCCGATGGAGATGTTGCCACGGAGCTCACGGGAGACGTCCTGGATGCCGAGGCGGAGGGAGCGCTCGACGTAGGCTTTGGTCTCTCTGCTGACGGCGGTGGAGAAGTCGGTGCCGAGTTCCTGGTTGATGATGGACATGAGATCGCGGACGGTGCGGTCGTTGAGACGCTGGGCACGGGGGAGATCGGCGAGCATCTGGATGGCGAGGTAGGCGGCTGTCTTTAGCTGGGAGCGGAAGGCGTTGTTGAGAACGCGGTAGTAGTCGAGCATGAGGCGGTCGAAGTAGGTCATGGGAGAGTGAGATGCCTCCGGCAGGTGAGATACTGCGTAGGTGAGATACCTTCGGTAGGTGAGATCGCTTCGCGAGGTGAGAGCTGCGCTGTGACGCACCGACTGAAGTCGGTGCTACGACCGGCTGAAGCCAGTGTTACGGGGGTAGTCATATACGGAAGCGGCGGACGCGGACGCGGTTGCGGAGGTGGTATTCGGTGAAGCGTTCGAGGCAGCCGGCGAGGGCGTCGGGGCCGTCGATATAGCCGTCCGGGTAGGTGAGGAACTGGCTGAGAAGGGTGGGCATATCCTGGCCCTGGGGGAAGAGGACCTTGGTGGTTTCGATGAAGGTGTCGGTGCGCTCGATGCGGAGGTTTTTGTCCTCTTTGTTATCTATCTTTTTGAAGCGGTGGGAGATGGCGGGAAGGTGGTTATCAGAGGCCCAGCGGTCGAAGTCGTCCAGGATGCGGGCCTGGCCGAAGGTGGTTTCGATGGAGGCGCGGAACTTGGCGCGGTAGAGGCGCTCGAGCTCGAAAAAGGCATCGTGAAGATATTTGAAGAGTTTGGTGGACTCGGTCTGGCGGATCCATACGTGGGAGACGTAGTATTTGAAGCCATCGGAGGCGATGACGATCACGGCTTTGAAACAGCCCTTTTTGCCCCAGGCGGGGTCACAATAGAGCCAGACGCGCTTCATCTGGGATGGGGAGGGGAGGAGCTTCCAGTGGGTAAACCACTCATTTTTGAAGATGTTGCCTTCGATCACCGGGAGGCCGAGCATCTCTTTTTGATAGCCGGTGGGACCGTAAACGCGGCGGAGATCCGGGAGGGAGGCGGTGGGATATTGCTGAGGCCAGGCCGAGGAGCCGTCGGGATTTTCCAGGGAGAAGGCCAGAAGCGTGCGTAATGGAGTTTTTATGACGGATTGGTGTTGGGGGTCGAAATCTGGGAGATCGGCGCGAATATCGTCGATTATGAGCTTTTGGAACTGGACGATGGCGAAATTGGGATGGACGAGGTTGCCGAGCCAGATGACGCGGCCGTGGGAGGAGGGGTCGAGACAGCCGGCGATCTCCTGGGTGATCTTCTCCAGCTTGCGTTTGCCGATGGTCTGGTTGCCGATGTTGGCTTCCTGGTCGATATCGTCGCAGATGATGAGTCCGGGGCGGCGGGCGTTTTTGGGGTTGAGGGCGCCGCGGAAGCCTTGTTTGATGCCGCGGGCGTGGATGAGGGTGTTGTTTTTGAGGAAGAAAAACTTTTGATCGTCGTCCAGTGGGCGGAGATCCGGGAAGTCCGCAAGAATCCGGCGGTTGTGGGTGAGCTGGTGATGGGTGGACATGGTGCGGAGGGAGGCGAGGGATTCATCGGCGGCGGCGTGGATGAGGTATTTCTCACCCAGGACGATTTTCCAGATGCCGTAGGCGATGCCCATGAGGACGGTCTTGCCGAGGGTGCGGAAGCCGGTGATGGCGATGAGGCCGCGGGTGGCTTCGGTCTCCTGGAACATGACGGGGTGAGCGGGGGCCCAGGGGAGGGTGAAGATGTGGGGGAAGTAGGTGGTGCAGAAGTAGGAGAAGCCAGACCAGTCCGGGGTGGTGGCGCGGCGGATACGCTCGGCTTTGAGGGCGGGGGTGTCCGCGGCGAAGGGGAGGAGGGCGGGGGTTTTGGCCGCTATGAGGTCGAGGCGTTTGGATTGTTTTTGGGTGAAGGGTTTCATAATTGAGAATTGAGAATTGAGAATTGAGAATTGGGGTGGGGGTGATGGTGAGACACTTATGCTCCCAAATTCACGGTTGTGACATTGGGCTTGGCGAGTTTTAGCGCGGCGACCGCATCGAGGACGACTTGGGGCGGAGATGCCGCATCCGCGTAGTCGTTTATGGTAAGGGTGTTGGGCAGTGCGCCGGAGCGGATCGACAGCGCATTTAGGAAGGACGCCATATCGGATGATGACATCTTGGCAAGCCTGTAATTCAATAACTTGAATTGCGTCATATTGGGCGTTAGTCCTATTTCTAAGCCAGACCAGTCTATGTTGGGCCCATTCAGGATGAGATGTGTCAAGTCAGGAGGAAGGGAGCCGGTATGTGACCAGTTAATGTTATTGCCGTTAAGATATAGCAGTGTTAGGCGGGCAGGCAAGGCGCCGCTATATGACCAGGAAACGGTGGAAGAAACCAGGCTGAGGTATGTTAGATTGGCGGGCATGGCACCGCTAAAAGTCCAATATATATTTCCCGTGGACAGATGCAAAAGAATAAGAGCCGATGGCAGCGCGCCACTATATGTCCAGTGTAAGCCTACCAGGTAGAGGTATGTTAGATTGGCGGGCATGGCACCGCTAAAAGTGGGGTAGAATCCATTGGCAACTACCGCTTTTTCCAGCCTATGGAGAGTGTCAATATTGGTCATAGTGACTACGTCTGTCATAGTAGATCCCATGGCCTCAAACGTGATAGTCCGGTAATCTGCGCTTCCAAGGTCTGCAATGGCGCTGACTACGGCAGATTTTCCATCGGGAGCCACCGCCCCATCGGATACTGATACGATCGCGCCAGTGGAAATGTATATGGTAAAGTCTTGGCTGTTGCCGAGTCTCATTGTTTGGCGTCCGGTTCCCGTGTCTCTTTTTTCGATAATCATTGAATAGAGAGTGACGGTGATAGTGGCGCTACTGTGTGGACTGGCCGCGGCTGGCCCGATAGCCATGACGCGGGTATAATAGGAGGTGTTGTGAGCGAGCCCAGTGATGAAATGCGATGTACCAGAGACCGGGAGGCTTTCATAGCCAGAAACAAAGGACGAGAAGTCGGCGGTGGTAGAAACGTCCAGGAGATAGCCGGTGGCTCCGGTGACGGCCTCCCAGTTGGCAGTGAAGGAATCATGCCAGACATTGGTGAAGGGTGACATGATGGGCGTGGGAAGCGGGAAGGTGATGAGGGTGACTGTCTCTTCGGTGATGTCGGAATCGAGGAAGCCAGACAGGATGGCGATGGCTTTGATGGTGATGGTGCCTACCTGGTAGGGGGCGAAGGGGGCGGTGTAGAGGGTGGAAGAGGCTGTGGGGGTGGAGCCGTCGAGGGTGTAGTAGATGGCGGCGGCTGCATTCTCACAGCTTAGGGTGAAGAGATCGTGGGAGGTGTAGGGCTCGGAGATGGGGAGGGTGATGAGAGGGGCGGGGAGCTGGGGAGTTTCGGAGGTGGCGGGGGGGTAGAGGGTGAAGAGTGAACGGTGAACAGTGAAGGCGGGGACGCGGCCGGTGGCTCGGTGGGAGGGGAAGCGGGCTTGGAGGTTGATCTGGCGGCTTTTCATAATTGAGAATTACTTCTAATTGAGAATTGAGAATTGAGAATTGAGAATTGAGAATTGGGGGGACATTATTGGGGGAGGGGGAGGACGGTGATGGATCCGGCCAGGATGGTGAAGACGTGGCCAGCGGAGCTGCTGGTGAGCTGGATGTAATAGTCGAATGATCCCGGCTCCGTGAGGGTATTCGCGGGGATGAGGATGGAGGCGACGCCGGCGGAGATGGTGCCTTCGATTTCTTCTTCCAGGGAGGGGATGATGAGGGAGACGGTGTCTATGGCGAAAGAGGTGTTGTTGAAGGGAAGGGAGGCGCCATCGAAGACCGAGACGCGGAGGGAGAGGGTGTCTCCGGCGTAGGTGGTGAGGATCATGGGTTAGAGACCTCCGGTCTGGTTAGAGCAGTTCCTGCTGGTTAGAGCCTGCGGCTGGTTAGAGCCCTGCGGGCTGGTTAGAGCCTGCGGCTGGTTAGAGGCAGGGCTGAGAGCGAGGACGTTTGGCAAGCAGGATGCTTGCCGTTCCACAAGGCGGGGGGTCATGTGGACTTCTTGGGGTGCTTGGGAGGGATGCGGCCTTCGTTAACCCAGTTTAGTTCGTTGCGTTGGAAGGCGGAGTCTATCTTGGTATCGAGGCGGCGTTCGAACTGGTCGAAGCGTTCGTCGATGAGCTCACGGATGGATTCGAGGGTGGCGGACTGGCACTTGGTGCAGTTTTCCTTGAGCTTGTCCTGTTCTATTTTCAGGATTTTAATGTCTTCAGGGGATATTTTGGCCTGGCTGGCTTTGAGGTTTTGGATATCGGACCAGGCGAGCTTGAAGAGCCAGGAGAGGACACCGGAGTAGAGGCCGAAGAGGATAAGGAGGATTTTGGTGAGGGTGTCTGTCATAGGTTAGAGCTTCGCTGGTTAGAGCCCTGGGGGCTGGTTAGAGCCTTCGGCTGGTTAGAGCTTCGCTGGTTAGGGACGCACCGACTAAAGTCAGTGCTACGACCGGCTAAAGCCAGTGATACAAAAAGGCCGCCGCGGCGAGGTATGGACCGCGACGGCTGGGCAGGGCTGGAGGGACGGTGTCGTGAGGTGAATTGAGAATTGAGAATTGAGAATTGAGAATTGGTCATGAGTTGCGGATCCGGAGGTATTCGGCGAGCTCGTGGGTGATGGACTGGATGTCCTTGAGGAGGCCGGGGTATTCCTTTTCTATGCAAAAATCAGTGAGCTGATCGAGGAATTTGATGATGTAGTTGTTGAGGTCTTTGGAGGGCTCGAGGCGGTGGGCTTCGTTTTTTAGGAGGGAGACCAGGGACTGGAGGGCGACGTTTTTGGGGTCGTTGGCGAACTCTTCCAGGGCTTTGACGATGGCCTTTTTGCGGGCCTGGTCGGCGCGATATTCGAGGTTGAGCTGCTCTTTGCCCATCTGGACCCACTTTCCTTTGGACTTCCAGGTGTCGATGGTGCGGATGGAGACGCCGAACTGTTCGGCCAGGACACGGGAGTCCGTGGTGCCGGCGAGGTAGGCATCCTGGGCCTGGGCCCGGAGGTGTTGGTAGATTTTGTTGTTGGGCATGGGGTCAGGGTTTGGGAAGCGGGAGATTGCGTCAAGGCGGGGAGTGCACGGGGGACACGGTTTTTTGGTTAGAGCAGTTCCTGCTGGTTAGAGCTTCGCTGGTTAGAGCTTCGCTGGTTAGAGCAGTTCCTGCTGGTTAGAGCTCTGCGAGCTGGTTAGAGGAGGGAGCAGAGACGCACCGACTGAAGTCGGTGGTACGACCGGCTGAAGCCAGTGATACAAAAAGCCCGGCGTAGAGGCCGGGCTTCACTTGGCGGTAATCACGCTATGTGCTGGGAAGGGGGTGAGTTACGCACCGACTGAAGTCGGTGGTACGACCGGCTGAAGCCAGTGTTACTCTTCGAGGGGGTTGACTTTGCGGCGATCGAGCCAGGCGATGAGATCATGGCCATGGACGCGGAGGACGGTGCCGGTGGGACGGTAGGCGGGGAGGGGGTCTTCGATGTCGTTGATAAGGCGGTAGACGGTGCGGGTGGAGAGGCCGAGGGTGTGGGCGATTTCGTCCGGACGGTAGCAGCGGGAGGGGGAGAAGAGGTGAGAGCCATCGGCTGTGAGAGCTTCGCTGTGAGAGCTTCGCTGTGAGAGCTTCGCTGTGAGGGGCTGCGGCTGGTTAGGCATCGGGGGACTCCTTTGCGTCTTCTTTTATCCTGGTGAATTCGTCTTCGGCCCATTGGGGGCTTTGGCCGCGGAGGATCTGAGTGAGCATCTTGGGGGCGGTGCGCATACGGCGGACGCGGTCCGGCATCTGATAGGATGCGAGGGAGGGAGGATCCGGGAAGCGGAGGGTGTGGAGGACGAGAGCCGCGAAGGTGGGATGGGCATGCCAGGGGGTGGCGGTGAGCTCGGTGATGAGGGCATCGCGTTCGTGAGCGGCTATTTTTGGGGGGAGCCCTGCGGGGTGGTTAGAGCCCTGGGGGCTGGTTAGAGGCTGCGCCTGGTTAGAGCAGTTCCTGCTGGTTAGAGCCTTCGGCTGGTGAGAGCCTTCGCTGGTTAGAGGCTGCGCTCTGGTGAGGGCTTTGGCGCGTTTGGCGGCGAGGTCTGAGCGTTGGCGCTCCATGGCGTAGTATTCGGCGAGGTATTCGTCGAAGTGGCTTGGACGGTAGAGGGTGGAGGGACGGAGGTAGTCCGCCATGGCGGGGTCGGAGAGCCATTTGGCGGCCTTGATTTCGTGGACGTGAAGGAAGTCCTGGGTGATGTAGCCCTTGGCCATGAGGTTGCGGATGAGGTGTTTGGCCTGATCGGTGGCGGTGAAGCGGGAACCGGTGCGGGAGTTGAGGTCGGACAGGATGAGTTTGACGTCCTGGGTGAATATATCGTTTCCCGCAGATGACGCGGATGGGTCCGCAGATTCCGCAGATTTGATGCGGGCGGTGCGGATGAGGTGGGTGATCCAGAGGCGAAAGCGGCGGGTGAGCTCCTCCTCACCCACCGCTTCGATGGCAGCTTGCCAGAGTTCTTTGATGGTGGCCATAGTTTAGAGGGCAGCAAAATCCAGGGTGATGGTGACCATTTTGCCGGTTTCGTCTTTTTCCTGGCAGTAGTAGTAGGTCTTTGTAGACTGGACCTTTTGGGAGTCGGCGATGAGGTCCATGGCCTCGAGCCAGAGGGGATCGTCGCACTGGATCTGACGAAGTCCGATCATCTGTTTGTAGTCCACTTCTCCTTTGTTATCGAGCTTGAAGGCACGCTCGACCAGGGATACGATGAGGGGATCGGATCCGTCGGAGCGGCTGGCGATGAGCGCATCGATTTTTTGTTTGGCGAGCTGGAGGCGTTCGTCGAAGATCATCTTTTTGGCGATCTTGATCGATACGGATTCGGACATGCTGAAGTTGAAGATAGTGGTGCCACCCACCCATTCCTCGAGGCCTTCCTGCTTGGCTATCTTATCCAGGTATTCGCGCAGTTCACGTTCCCACTGGCGTTTTTTGTTGCGGATGATGGTTTGAAGTTGCTTGGCCTCGGAGACCATTTTGCAGACGAGCTGGTCGCGGGTTTGATGGTGGGTGCCTTTGATGACGTCTTCAGGGACTTTGTCACCTTCGCCGTTCAGCCAGTATTTTTTCTTTCCTTCTTTGATGATATCAGCCATTGATGGACTCCTTTTCGAGATATTCAATACGTTGTTGGAGGGCATGGATATAGCGTTCTTCGTCTTCCGGAGTCCAGGTGCCCTGGGATTGTTCCTGGCGGCGGACCATGGTGAAGACGGGGATGTAGTAGGGTTCGGAGGCGGTGACGATGAGGAAGTCTTTTCCGGAGGCGAGGACTTTGTTGAGACGGGGATTGAGGGCCATCTCCAGGAAGTTGGGGGCGGGCTGGGCGGATGCGACGTCTTCCGGGTCTGGGTGTTGGGCGAGGTCGCCTTCGGTGGGCTGGTTGAAGTCCAAACGGCCCGAAGTATGCGGATCTACTGGGCCTGGGTTGGGCCGTTTGAACTCCAACGGGGTGATGCCGCGGCGGGAGAGGTCGAGTTTGGGGGCTGGTTCCTGGGTTCCCGCAGATGCCGCAGATTGGGGCGCGGATGACGCAGATTTGGGGGAGACGTTGAGGCGGGAGGGGACGGTGCCGGAGCCGTCGCAGTAGAGACAGCGGCCGTTGGCGGGGGGGCGGGAATCGCAGGGGTATTCGGGGGACTCGGTGAAGAGGCCGGTGCCCTGGCAGACGGGACAGGTTTTTTTACCGCGTGGCATGGGTGGCCTCCTGCGGCTGGTTAGAGCCCTGCGGGCTGGTTAGAGGCTGCGCCTGGTTAGAGCTCTGCGAGCTGGTTAGAGCTTCGCTGGTGAGCTGGGATTCGAAGGCGCGCTGGTTGAGGATGACGACTTTTTTGATGGCTTCGGGATCTGCTTCCTGGAAGAAGAGGGCGAGCTTGAAGTCGAGCTCTTTGCGGGAGCAGTTCATGGCAGTGGTGAAGCGTTCCAGGAATTGATCAGTGAAGACGGTTTTGAGATCCTGGGCTTCGTCTATCTTCTGGGCTTCGCGGTGCTTTTTGATGTGGTCGCGGAGTTCGGGAAGGGGGAGGTTGGTGGCGGTTTCGATCCATTCTTCGCGGGTGGCCCAGTCGGCTTTTGTCACCAGGGGACGGATGAGGTTGAGGCGCTCGAAGCCGATTTCGGCGATGGTGAGTTCATCGAGGTCCAGCTCCGTGACGAAGAGGTCGTAGATGGCGATAAGCCGGGAGGCGAGGGCGGCTGGGAGGCGGTGTTCAAACTCGAGCCAGGCGTTGAAGGTTTCATAGCCTTTGAGCTTGTAGACTTTGCCCTTGCGGACGTTTGACAAGATATGGCCGAGAGTGAGGAAGCTGTCTTCCAGTTTGACCGCGAGGCGGCCGATGGAATCGATCATTTCGTAGGGGGTGAGAGCTTCGCTGTGAGGGGTGGGGTTAGACATTGGGTCCTCCAGTTTTATTTGTGGCGTTTTGGATGATTTTATTGACCAGGGATTTGTATTGGCCCCGGTATTTGGTGAGATAGGCGTAGTGCTCTTCGCGGGGGGCGCGGGTAGTGAAGTCTATGGAGCCGGCGACCATGATGAGGAGGGTGCCGAGGAGCTCGCGTTTGGTCCATCCCAGGGGAGAAAGGATGGAGAGGAGGGAATCCTGCATGGCCTGGATGGCGGCGGCTTCGCCTTTGCGCTGGAGCGAGGCGGGCTGGATGCGAGGGGTTTTGGGGGGTTTAGCTTTTTTCTTCATCGTTCCAGTCCAGGAGCTTCCAGGTCCAGAGGAGGACGAGGAGGATGTAGGTGGCGCGGGTGTAGTCCTTTGTGAAGAAGGTGAGGATCATGATGGCTGTCCCGATGATGACGAGGGCGGCTTTGAGGATGTTCATCTTAGAAGTCCGCTGGTTCAGGGGTGGGCTCCGGGAGGTGGCGGAGAGAGCGGATGAGGCCTTCCAGAGTGGAGTGGATGCCATTGAGAACCAGATAGGCGTTGGGGATGGGTTCCTGGGACTGGATGGCGAGGTTTTCGACGGTGGCGAGGCGCTCGGTGATGGTATCGATGAGGGACTGGATGAGGGCGGTGTCCTGGACGCTCATGCGATCCTCCGGCTGTGTGAGGATTTGATTGTGACGCACCGACTGAAGTCAGTGCTACGACCGGCTGAAGCCAGTGTTACGATGGTCATGCGGTCCTCCTATAGTCGGTGGGATTGGCGGTGAGGGTGGCGAAGATCTTGTCGATGTCGGCCACGAAACGGGGGACGTTGAAGTTGGGGCAAGTTTTGCCTCCGGCCTGGGGGGTCTGGTAGTGGCCGAGGATGTTGGAGCGCTTGAGGTGAGCTCCGAGGGGGTGGGCTTCCAGGGCGCGAATGGCGCGGGCCAGGGAGACGAACTGGGCGGCTGTGAAGGTGTCTTTGCCGATGAGGCAGATGCCCAGGGAGGTGGCATTGAGGCCGAGGGCGTGGGCTCCGACCTCGGATTGGGAGATGAAGGGATCTCCATCGAAGCGGCGGCCGATCTCGATGGCGCCATCCATGAAGGGGAGGTAGAGCTGCTTTTGGTGCTTGGTGTCCGGGAGGATGAGGCCGTTGAGGATGACGAGGTGGTAGCCGATGTCCGACCAGCCGCGAGCGATGTGCCAGCGGCGGAGCTCGGCGGCGGATCCGAAGAGGGAATCGGAGCAGTGGAGGATGAGGTATTCGATTTTATTCATTTTTATTTCCCGCAGATTCCGCAGATTGGGACGCAGATGGCGCAGACGAGGGGGTGAATTTGGGGAGTGGGCAGTGGTCGTCGATGCTGGTGAGATGGAGGATTTGACGTCCGGTGCGGCGGCATTTGGCGCAGGTGTTTTCAGTGACCCAGCGTCCGGAGGTGGTGCGGGAGCGCTTGGTGAGGCGCTTGTGATCCGGGCATTGGGCGCAGCATTTGACGAGCATGGAATCGACGGTGGAGGAGGACCATTTACGCACGGGTAGCCTCCTTGTTTCCCGCAGATTCCGCGGATAGGGGAGCTTCCGGGACGAGGGGGGCGTAGGTGAGGCGGAACCAGGCGTATTCGTTTTGGACGCGGACGTAGTCGTGGAGGAGCTCGACGATGCGTTCCTGGCGTTCGTTGGCCAGGGTTTGGGTTTGTTTGAGACTGGTTTTGGTGGTGTCGAGCTCGCGGAGGGCTTTGTCCGTTTCGATGATGAAGTGCTTTACCTGGGATTTGAGGGTGGCGATGATGGCCAGGTGTTTCTGACGATCGGAGGCAGAGCCGGCGAAGGCACAGAGGAAGAGGCCGGTGATGGCGAGGGCGTAGCCGATGAGGGCTATGAGTAGGATGATGGGGAGTTTGACCATGTGTTTATACCTCTTTTATTTGGGTTGATCGGTGAGAGGCTGCGCCTGGTTAGAGCCCTGGGGGCTGGTTAGAGGCGGAGCCTGGTTAGAGCCCTGGGGGCTGGTTAGAGCTTCGCTGGTTAGAGCCTGCGGCTGGTTAGAGGCTGAAATGTTGGCTTTGAGGGTGGTGATGAGGTGGGAGCGTTCCTGGGAGGTGAGGAGGTTCCAGTGGGTCTTTTTATATTCCAGGATCATGAATTGGCGGAGGAGGGAATCGGACCATCCGGCGGCCTGCTGGAGGGAGTACATGTAGCGTCCATGGCGGTCGTAGGAGAATTCGCGGGGCCGGGAGGGGCGGTAGGCTTTGATGATCTGGAGGAGCTGCTCGAGGCGGTGTTCCGGGAGGTCACGCAGGGAGGATCCGAAGCCGAGCTCAGACATGACGAAGTGGAGGACGTAGGGGGACCACTTGAGGCGGGCGGAGCGGTGGGCCTGGATGGCGCGGCGGAGCTCACGGGCGCGGGGGGAGTTGAATTGAGAATTGAGAATGGAGGATTGAGAATTGGGGGCGTTCATTCTTCTGTTTCCCGCAGATTACACAGATTGGGGCGCGGATTACGCAGATTGGTGAGGGATTCCTGGTGTTTGTGGTCCCAGCGGGCCTGGAGGAGGGCGTAGGGCTGGATGTTTTCTCCCAGGGATTTGAGGGAGGCGCCAGGGACGGCTTCGTAGCCTTGGGATGTGACCTTCACGGCCTTGATGGAGAGGAGGGCGGTGAGATAGCGGGCCATGTATTCGTGGGATTTACCCAAACGCTTGGCCAGAGTGCGGCAGGACCAGGACGGCTCGGTCTCCAGGGACGCGATGATCTGACGGGCGGCTTCGAGATCGTATTTCCAAAGGCGTCCCTGGGCGTTGTTGTGGACGGAATTGGGGCGGGCGACGGTGGAGACGTAGACGCCGGGCTCGATCTCTTTGGTGAGCCCGTCTGTGATGGCCTGGGCATGGAGGGATTCGAGGGAGTTTCCGTTTCCCGCAGATTGCGCAGATTGAGGCGCAGATTGCGCAGATAATTCGATGCCGGTGAGGTCGGCAAGCTGAGCGAGGGAATAGGGCTTGCGGTGTTGATTGAGGAAGTTACGGAGAATCTGAGCGGGTGTCATCCTTCGATATCCTTGAGAGTTATTTCGGTGATGGCGCGTTTGCGGGCGAGATCTTCGATGCTATCCATGATGTTGATGGCCTGGCGGAGGTTGCCGTTGGAGATGCGGTGGATGTAGCGGACGACGTCTTCGGAGGGGGTGACGTCCATCACGGAACCGGCGAGGGTGGCGAGGTCGTGATAGGTGGCAGGGAGAAACTGGTAGAACTGGGAGCAGCGGTCGAAGTAGTAACGATTGATCTGGAGGAGGCGTTCCTTGGCGTTTTCCATGCCGACCAGGATGACGATGGCGAGGGTCTCATCCACGATGTCGCGGATGGTGCCCAGGAGCTTGGGGTTGTTGAAGGCGTAGTCGATTTCATCGATGATGATGACGGCCTCGGGGTGGTCCGTGAGCTTGTTGATGGCGCGCTGGAAGAGCTCATGGGATGAGCCGTGGACGGAAAGATCTCCGTAGCCGAGGCATTTGTAAACGGAGCGGAGAAGGGTCTGAGCGAAGGTCTTGGTGGTGGTGGTGGATTCGAGGCGGATGTAGATCCAGCCGTTGCGGTAGGCGGCGCGGGTGGCATAGGTGGTCTTACCTAAGCCTGGGGCGCCGTAGATGAGGCCGAGGCCGACCATCTCGAGCTTGGGACGGCGTTGGAGATCCGCGATGCAGCGATCGGCTTCGATGACGTTCTGGGTGGGGACGAGTTTTCCTTGTTTCACAGTATACCTCTTCTTTTCAGGATGTTTGTCATGGTTAGAGGCTGCGCCTGGTTAGAGCCTTCGGCTGGTGAGAGCCCTTCGGGCTGGTTAGAGGCGTTGCCTGGGGTGGGGGCGTCGATTATATGATCGTTGGCTTTGTTTTCGAGTTCCTGGGCGCGGGCCTGGGCGGCGAGGTGAGCGACGGCATCCTGGACTGATTCGGGCTCGATGGGGGCTTGGATCATGGGATCCTGGCGGAAGGTGGGGTTGGACTGGGAGATGTCTTCCAGGAGAGCGTCTTTGATGTGGCGGTGTTTGGCGAGCTCGGCTTCGACCTTGGCAGTGGCATTTTTGATGGTGTGGGTGGTGGCGCTTTCGATGGCGCGAAGCATGCGTTTGTTGGCGCGGATCTCAGCGACGAGGGCCTGGTGAGCGAGGGGGTTGTCCTTTTCGAGGTAGATGAAGCCATGCTGTTGCTCGCGGATGGGGGCCTGGGCGATGAAGCGGCCGGTGTTGTCATAGACGAGGATCCAGCGGAGGTCAGAGTAATCGTAGCGGATGATGACGGACTGGCCGATGTGCTTGACGAAGGAGTCGTGATAATAGCGGCACTTGTTGAGCCAGATGCCTTCACTTCTGAGGTGTTTGCGTTCGGCTTTGAGCATGAGGAAGTTGAGGCGTTCGGCGGGGATGACGCGGGCGGGATCGATCTCGCGGGCAGAGAAGACCTCATAGGGCTTGCGGGATCCCAGGGCGGAATGGGGAGTCATGCCGTAGATGTGGCGGAAGTAGTAGTAGGTGAGGTCCAGGGCTTCATCGTATTGGAGAGCGGTGCCGCGGAAGAGCTTTTGGGCCCACTTTTCGTTCCTGCTGAGGTTGGCGGGTTTGTCGTCGATGTTGCGGCCTCTAAAAGTGGTCTGGAAGCGTTCGAACTGTTCCTGCATGGTGCGGAAGAAGCGTTCGATGACCTTGGAGCGGGCGTTGTAGGCTTCCGCGAATTCGGCCTCGATGCCGAGGCGGGGGAAGATGCCGGCGAATTCCAGGGAGAGATCGTGGTCTTCCCACTTGGCGTGGAAGAGTTTGGATCTAAAAGCCTTGCCGTTGTCGAAATAGATGAACTTGGGGAGCATGCCGACGTGGAGGATGGCGTTGCGGACGGCGGTGAGGACGTGCTCCGAGGACTCGGTCATAGCGAGGGAAGCTCCCACCGGGTAGCGGCTGGCCCAGTCGAAAAGAAGGATGAGGGTGAGACGGGCGGGCTTGCCGGTGAGGGGGCTGACGACGTCAAAGGCGAGGGTGTGACCATCGATGACGAGGACGTCTCCGCATTTGATCATCGATGTGTCCCGCATGATGGACTTGACGATGGTGTCTTTGACGTATTTGGAGCCCTTGCGAGCCTGGGCCCACTGGTCCGGATTGGAGCGCTGCCAGTCCTGGATCCATCTTTTCAGAGTGGCGAGGCTGGAGGGGGACTCACAGAGTCCGAGCTGGGCGTCGGCTTTGAGGGCTTTGATAACGCTGAGGATGGGGAGCTTGGAATCCGAGAGGCAGTGGGAAAGGAGGAAGTTGGACTCGAACTCGGTGACTTTGCGTCCGCGCTGGGAGGAGGTGTTTTTGTGGACGAGGGCGAACATATCGCGGTGGGAGGAGGTCCATTTTTGGTGCCAGAGGCGGAGGGAGCGCTCGGAGCGGTGGCCTTTCTTCTTATATAAGGAAGGGACCAGGGCCTTGGAATTGTATTCCCGGGTGATGGAGGCCCACTCCTGGGATTTGTGAGGGGCGGCATCGAGGCGGCGGTCCACTTCTTCCATGAAGAGGGCAAAAGCCTGGGCTTCGGACATGCGATGGATGGGGACGAAGTCGTCGGCGATGGGAGGAGTGGAGACCCGGACGGGATTCGAACCCGTGATTTCCTCCTTGAAAGGGAGGTGACTTGACCGCTGGTCTACCGGGTCATTTATTGGGTCAGGTGTGGGGTCAGGTATTGGGTCATCCTGGGGTGGGTTGGTTGACGTGGTTGACGTGGTCTCCTCGGTTGACGTGGTTGACGTGGTTGACGTGCCATCGGTTGACGTGGTTGACGTGGTTGACGTGAACTCGTAATCGGAGGGAATCAAGTAAACACTACGGAAGCCACCGCCTGGCTTTTCTTCCTTTTCCTGGATAAATCCGAGCTTGGAAGCGCGCTTGTGGGCGGCTTGTTTGCTGATATTGCCCCAGAGTTCCTGGAGCTCGGGTGTAGTCTTTTTAGTGTGTTCCACTTCCTACATCTCCTTTACTACCTACGCGTCCGGGAAAAACAGGGCGGAGGGCGTCGACTCCTCTCCGCCCCGGAGACGTAGGTGAGTGGGTAATAAGATTGAAAGAGCGGCTATCCGGGACCGGGATATTCGAACCCGCATCACTGCGCGAAAGCCGCTGTTTCAAGCCTATAAAGGGATGGGACGCCTCTCCCCTATCGGTCTCACGTGATTGAAAAAGGCGTCCCGGGTTCATGATACTTAGCTCAGTACCCAGAGGAGGGCCCAGACGGTAGCGAGCGCGAAGAGATAGACGAGGGCGGAGAGGATGCCGTCTCCCAGGGGGGTGTGGGACCAGGCGTAGAAGCGGGAGAAGAGGGACTTCATTTCTCGACTCCAGTGGTGGTGCATGTGAAGGTGAGCTCCATAGAGTCCTCGCCTATGGTCTTGATGCTGTGAGGCACATGCCATTTGTGAAGATAGACCATCCATGCCGAGTTATTGCCAGAAAGCCACATCTTGCGAAGTGTCCGGCTACTGAGGGATCTTTCCTTTAGTTTCATGGTGGCGAGTTGGAGATAGCAGAAGACATAGCTATCCGATTCGAGGGTGCCGTCCTGGAATACAAGATTGATCATGCTATACCTCTCATGTCGTGGGTTTGGGGAGCAAGGAGCTCCGTGATTTGCTGCCTCCGGGCCTCAGCATCGCGGGATCCGGCGAGAATGAGCTTCACGTAGGAGTAGCTGAGGTTCAGCTTCTCCGATAGCTCGCGGCGCGTGATGCGGCGTCTGGCGAGCTCTGCTCTGATCTCTGGGGCCGTCATAATAATTTGACTTGACATTATCACCTCTATAGTTATCGTGTATCTATATGGTGACAAGATATAGGGATTTGCTATACTGTCAAGTAAAAAATATAGGAAAACGCTATAATGAGTGATAACGAGACCATCGCAGGTAGGCTAAAATCTTTACGGATAGCACATAAGATGACACAGAAAAAGTTGTCAGATGTGCTTAATTGTAGCCAGGCCAAGGTCTCAGACTATGAATCTGGGAAGCTTTCAGTATCCAATAGCGACCTTTCCATTATAGCGAATACCTATAACGTCAATTTGAATTGGCTTCTCACCGGCGATGGCGATATGTATATGGGTATCGCGCGCGAGGGTGACCATATTTCCGGGATTGGCAAAATGGTCCGAATCCCGGTGGTTTCAGCGATTGCGGCGGGGCCATGTATTCAGGCCACGGAGGGAGAGCCGTTGGAGATTATCCAGGTGCCGATATCGCTTTTGAAGCTTCCTCCACCATATTATGCTTTTAGAGTGGAGGGGGACAGCATGAGCCCTTTCATCATAGAGGGGGATATTGTGGTGCTGTCACGAGATTGGAGAGGGGTGCATCTTGATGATAAGATTTGTGGGTTCCGGACTTGCGACGGTATCACACTGAAGCGGCTGCTGCTTCAGCCAAAGAAGAAGACGGCCTGGCTGATGCCGATGAACCATGACTATCATCCTATCCAGTATGACCGGGATACGCCGGATCTGGAGCTGGTGGGGGTGCTGGTGTTATCCATTCGAAGACATGTGTAGGAGGAGAAGATGACTGAATTTGTGAAGGTGATTGGGTGGATATTTGTGGGGCTGGGGGTTGTCCTGCTGATCCTGGGGATCAATGGAGAGACGCTTTATTATATTGCCGGTGGGCTGGGGGCTATCACGTCCGGGGCTTTGTTCCTGGCTATCGGTGCGATCATTGAGAATTTGGTTAATATCAATAACCGGCTGACCTGGCTGATGCCTGATGAGTATTTTGATGCTAATCCAGATGAGAAGCCGGATAAAATGGATTGATTATGAACACTGGTTGACGTGGTCTTATGCTAAATTCAGTGAGCCAAAATTGAGGGGGTGCACTGGTTGACGTGGTCTTATGCTAAATTCAGTGAGCCAATATGCAAAAATAAGTGAGCTCTTATACCCGG